CAATTAATTAGAACATAGACGCGTATAGTCGACGGCCTAGAGACTATGTTCGGAAACTAGGAGGATATAATTATGGCTACAACTACATTTTCGGGACCGATTAAAGCGGGAACGATTTCAAACACAACTGGGACAACTGTTGGAGATAATGTAAAAAACACAGGACACGTGTTAATGGTACAATCATTTCACATCTCTCACACTGATACTACTGACACAAGTGAAGACGTAGTGATCCCTGCTAAATCACACATTAAAAATATTTTTGTTAATGTTGAGACAGCTTTCGATGCTGGAACAACTAATAAATTAGATGTGGGTGTCGTTGGTAACTCAGATTTATATATTGATAAT